GATGCAAATCAATGTTGCTCTAGCTCAAGCAAAATTAGAAACAGGCTATTATAAGTCCAAAGTATGTAGAGAAAATAAGAACTTGTTTGGTATCAAATATCATAAATGTAAGTATGTAAAAAGCAACTTAAACAACCATGCCTCTTACCATACCTACAAAGATAATATTAAATGCTATGCCCACGTACAAAAAAGATACCTTCAGAACATAGATGGTAAGTATGCAGAGGCACCAGACTACATTCAGACTTTGAAAAAAATGAAATAAAATTATATGAGCAAGACAAGTAACAATTTAAAGTTAGCAGTTTTAAAAATCTGGTTAGAAGATTTAAAGAAAAAGCAGAAGCCTAAGAGAAAAACTTACTATGCCGAAGAAGAAACAGCAGAGTAAGAGAAAAATTTCTGAGACTATTCCTAACATGTTTGATAATTTAGAGGAAAGTTTTTTTAGTAGACCTTGCCTTATATTATCCAGATCAACTAAAAATTATGTGCATGTTAAGTAGCTTAGATGTTCAAATGATTAAAGAAGGAAAAAGTTATGACATTGAAGGAAAAATATAAACTAGGTAGAAAGTACCTAAAAGAAGGTAAATCAGAATTAGCAGACAGAATGTTTGATTTATGTATTGTACATTTATCAAAAGCAACTATTAACGGAGAGGAAGTTATAGACGGCGTCTCTTTAGATAGATGGAAGATAAGAGTTTGGACTCAAATAGAAAAAGCTGGCTTCCTTCCAGATTAATTCGTATATTTAGGCATGAGTGAAAAAAGAGGCTTTACTGGCAAACTAAAGTATGATTTTAATACCGCTTGGGTATGTGAAATTCTAATGAACGACAAATGGTTCCGTGTTATTGAAAGGGATTTTAGATCCTTCAACGGACCTAGAAGACTAACTAAACCTAACGCACCTGTTTTAGGTAACGTTCATGTAGGTAGTGAGACTTTTGACTATGAAGGTCCTTACTACTATTGGAATACTAATCAGCAGTATAATCCTAAAGATCATGTAGAGGGCAAGGTTATTCAGTTAGCAGACATGCAGAAGCTAAAAGCAGAAAGAACCTCAGTAGCTGGTTTATAAGTTGCCTCTTTTAAAAAAAGTTATTATATTAAAGTATGGATCAAAAAATATTTTCAGACGGTCTTGAGCTTGCAGACATGGGTTTTGCAAACGGCAAGGCACCCGGTTATCCATTCACCGAAAAAGAGAAATGGAGCATGGTTGACAGAGCAGAAGAAGCTTACGGTTTATTCCTAGATGCCTTAGGGTGTGATTGGAGAAACGATCCTAATTCCTCCGATACGCCTAGACGAGTGGCTAAGGCTTATGTCTTTGATTTATGGAAAGGTCGTTATGATCTAATGGACGATGTTACAGCATTCCCTTCTGATGGGTATGACGGACTAGTTCAAGAAAGTAATATACCATTAACCTCTATGTGTTCACATCACCACCAGACCATTCAAGGTACTGTTAGCATAGCTTATGTTCCTGGTAAAGAGGGTAAGGTAGTTGGTCTTTCTAAGCTGAATCGTATAGTTGAGTATTTTGGCCGCAGAGGTTCTATCCAAGAACAGCTTACTGTTGCTATTCATAATGCAGTACATAAAATCTGCGAAGGTAATCAAGGAGTGGCTGTAATGGTAAGTGCAACACATAATTGCGTATCTTGTAGAGGAGTAAAGCATAGCGGAGCTTCTATGCAGACAGCTAAGCTTTCTGGATGCTTCCTATCAGAAGATTCAGCAAGAGCAGAATTTTACAAAAATATTGAGATTTCAAATAAATGATTAAGATAGCCCATGAGTCTCCGACTGAATTGTTTTTTTACGTTCAGTCGAAGACTGATTATGATTATTGCCTTGTACACCTTTTAGAAGAAGATGAAACCTATAAGCATCTATTTACACAAGCCTGTAAGGAACGGGAGGTTATTCTAGATAATTCAATCTTTGAATTAGGAGAGGCTTTTGATATGAAAAGATTCTTTGAATGGAACAACCAACTTGAACCTACCTGGTATATTATTCCAGATGCTTTAGAGGATGCAAAGAAAACAATCTACAATGCTTATGTATGGAACCAGTTCCACAGGTCAACAGCTAAGGGTAAAAGCATTGCAGTAGTACAAGGAAAAACCTACGACGAGATTGTTGAATGCTACCAGACTTTAGATGAAAAACTAGATGTGGATATGATTGCAATCTCATTTGACTATTCTTTCTATGAGAAGTTAGTTCCTAATCCCAACAAGCTTGTTAGCTGGATGTTAGGCAGGGTTGCTTTACTAGGTATGTTAGAAAGGGATGGTATAATCAATAAAAAGAAACCGCACCATTTACTAGGATGTGCTCTACCTCAGGAGGGACTCTTCTATAAAGGTTATGATTGGATCTATTCAATGGATACTTCAAACCCGGTAGTGCATGCAATTAAAGAAGTGATGTACCCTTCACGCGGTTTGTTTACAAAAGAGTCGCAGAAACTCTATGAATTAATAAGCTACCCTGCCTCTAAAATTGACAAAGGAGTATTGCATTGGAATATTACAACCTTTAAAGAGTGGTGGCAGGGATGATCTGGCTAGTTCCTTTTTCTGTTCTTATATTCAAATATATTTATTAATATGGATAACTTCGATTTAAGAAAGTATTTAGCTGAACAAAAAAATATTCAAGAATTAGAAAAAGGGTCTAAGGAATTTGATATAGCTAAAACTTTAAAACTTATGTACGATATTGGGACAGAGCATATTAAAAGCCCTCAAGCAGCTTTAGTTTTTGTAGATGCATATAGAGCTATCAACCAGAAACTTCAGGATATAGAAGATGAAAGAAGAGTAGATGTTGCTGAACCACCGTCGTGGGCTCCTAGAGCAATAGCAGAGTAATAAACATTCTCGGAACCGGTTTGGGAAAGAACAGACTATTTATAATAGATGTTAGTCTATAAAATAGTTGATTTACAAACGGGAAACGGGTATGTAGGAAAAACAACAAAAACTGTGGAGGAAAGGTTTAAGGAACACTTAAAACTATTGCATCTAAAGAGGCACCATAATCCATGGCTGCAAAACATATATAATAAAGATCCGAACCGGATTAGCACTATTGAAGTATTGGAGGATGGTATATCTTGTTTAGAGTTTTTAAATGAACGAGAATGTTACTGGATAGAACAACAAGGTTCTTTCAATATAGCTAGAGGAGGAACTGGCGGAGATACTTTATCAAAACATCCAGATAAGAAACGTATTATGAAAGCGAGGTTAGAAAAGTACCCAATGAAAAAAGGAAAAGATAATCCGACATACATACATTTAACAAAAGAGCAGGAAGAGTTATTAGAAGAGGTGTGGAATAACTTAGAGATACAAGCTATAAAATTCCTTGCCGAAAAAACAAATATTTCAAGGCATAAGTGTAAACAGTACTTGCTTGAAAAAGGATATACAATACCTAATAGGCACGAAGTACAAAAGAAAATGTTTAAAAAAGGCCTTATAAAAGGGTCTCGGGACCCTAATCTTACAGATGAGCAAATAGAGTACGTAAAAAAAGCTTACGTCGAAGACTGGAAGTCCTGTAAACAAATAGGTGTAGAATTAGGCTTCAAAGGTGAAGAAACAGCTCTAAGGATTATTAAAGAAGCAGGTCTGTTAAGGAGTACCGGAGAGTGGACTACTTATAAGAATTTGAACAGAGGCAAGAAAAAAGAAGTATAAGTTGCATTTACACACATAAGTTCTTATAATAATATCAATATGAACAGTAATTATAAAAACCCTATAAAGTGGGTAGTTTTTTTTTTCGCAATCAGGTTCAGAAATAGTAGCACTATCGAAGAAGCTGGGTAGAGTACCTGATGTTGTTATAACTAACAATAGACCTCCCGAGGTACGTGCCTTTAATCCGGAACTAATCAGTACAGTTGATTTGATTCATCTAGTACCTAATAAACCAGATTTACTAGACTATGTAAGAGTACTGAAAGAGACTAACGCAGCACCTGCGGAAACCTTGATAACCCTACACGGTTGGTTAAGGATAATACCTAAGGATATAATCGCAGAGTATCCCTACATATTTAATGGACATCCGGGTCTTATTAGTAAGTACCCAGAACTGAAAGGAAAAGATCCTCAAAAGAAAGCTTGGGATTTAAATTTGAATACCTCCGGATGCGTCATTCACCAAGTTACAGAGGGTGTTGATGAGGGAGCTATTATACGTTCAAAAGAAATACCTATACGTAATTTAAGTATGGATCAGTTATTTGAAAGGCTGCATGAAACTTCTGTGGAACTTTGGGTAAGTTTTTTAACAAGGCATTTTGATCTTAGGAAATAAATTCATATATTAAGGGAATGAAAATATCATTTACAGGAGCTCAATCAACAGGTAAAACTACTTTACTTGAAGCAATTAAACAGAACCAGGAGTTCCGGTACAAGTATGAATTCATCGATGAGATTACTCGCCGAATGGTTAAGAAGGGTTTAAAGATAAACGAAGCCGGTAACGATACTACCCAGTTGCTTATAATAAATGAACATATTAAAAACCTACTTTACGAAAATGTAATTATGGATAGGTGCATTGTAGATGGTGCAGTCTATACCGACTGGTTACATTGGGAAGGTAAGGTCAGTAATTGGGTATGGCAATACTCTTTGAATGTATTTGATCAGTATGTAGACCGTTACGATATTATATTCTACCTTAAGCCTGAATTTGATATTGTAGATGACGGGGTAAGGTCCATAAATACTACTTTTAGAGACGGTATTGTAGAGACGTTTGAACGTTACATTAAACATGTTAAAACCCCGGTAGTAGTATTAACAGGCTCGGTAGAGGAAAGATTAGAACAATTTTATAATACAATAAAGAACCATAGTGCTACAATTGCGTGAAAACAGAGGTTAATTCTATTTATACTGAAATAAGCTCATGTATTACCTTTACTTAAAAACATCTCCACTGGGTTTAAAATACCTGGGAAAATTTACTAAACGTGTTAATAGGCCTAACTTTACAGTTTACGATTACCTAGGGTCTGGTAAAATATGGAAACAGCATATACAAAAATATAGACTGACCTCTAAGGATATCCAGACACAAGTTTTGTTAGAGACAGATGATTACGAAGAATTGAAAAAAGTTGCATTAGAGTATAGTATGGAATTACATATTGCACTTTCGCCACAGTTTGCAAATTTAGTGCCAGAAGAT